TAAGCGAGAGTGGTGGCGTGAATGGGAAGAAGAGCGTCCACCGCCTTGTGAGTTTATTATTCAGTCATGGGATACCGCGTTTCTCAAGACGCAACGCTCTGACTACTCTGCTTGCACTACCTGGGGCGTGTTTTACCGACCGGATGACGATGGTGTTACTCAACCGAACATCATCTTGCTAGATGCCTTCAAGGAGCGTTTAGAGTTCCCTGAACTGAAAAAGGCGGCACAAGAGTTTTATGTTGACTGGCAACCCGATGCCACGATTGTGGAGGCAAAGGCTGCTGGCACACCACTGATCTTTGAGCTACGGGCAATGGGTATACCTGTCGCAGAGTACACCCCGTCTCGTGGCAACGATAAGATTAGCCGGGTGAACGCGGTGTCAGATCTGTTTGCGTCAGGTATTGTGTGGGCACCATCGACAAGATTTGCAGAGGAAGTGATCGAAGAGTTTGCTGCTTTCCCTGCTGGTGAACATGATGACCTAGTGGACTCATCGACGCAGGCTTTGTTGAGATTCCGCCAGGGCGGCTTCCTCAAGCTCAATACTGACGAAGAGGACGAGCCACACTACAGCAGAAGAGCGAACTATTATTAATGGCTTTTTTGCAAAGCAACATACCGTACTTCAAGTGCTGGGTGCGAAAAGAATATACGCACAACCACATCAAGTACCACGGTGAGTTTCTACACGCGATGGCAATTGCCGTCACAACGATGCCTTGCCGTAGTTTGAGCTTCCAGGTGGTGTTTACTGGCGCAGAAAGCTACGACGATGATGACATGCCCAATGTGCATGGTGGTGCCATGTGGGCGAGGATGCCGATCACAGGCTTGGTGGGTGACACACCTTTTGATGCTTGGCCTGAACCGATGCCGACTTGGGCAGCGCAGCCTTGGGATTGCAGCTCTAGGGAGCACTCGGTGTACGTCTTAGACCGTTGTACGCCGTGCCCTTGGATAGCAAAGATCGATGGTGAGTTTTACCCGGCAAAGTATTTATTTACGGTAGACTACACCAACAATGAGATTGCTGATGATCCGGCACAACACAAGCAGTCTCATGTGATGGAGCTGCTGGATGCTGGCAAGTGGACAGGAAACATTGTCGCACTGCCCAATAACCGTGTACGAGTTTCTCACCCTGCATGGTGGGAGCTAGGTGAAGGCGCTCCTGATTTCAGGCCGTCGCAACACATTCACTACAGTAAGTCTGACCTAGATTACACGCTGGATGTAAACCAGGTCTTTGATAATCTTTATTCCGAGGACGATGATGAAAAAGAAGACTAAAGGCTACATGGGCGGCGGCAAAATGAAGACCAAAGGTTACAAGGGTGGCGGTAAGCTGCCTATGGTCGAGAAAGACGGACAAATGGTGCCCTTTTATGCTGCTGATGGCGTAGGCAAAATGCGGCAAGGCGGCAAAATCAGGATGAGCACCAAGATGATGGCTAACGGTGGTCCTACCGCTATCCAAAGAAAAGAGGGCGGTAACATGCCTGTCAGAGGTTCTGGTGCTGCCCGTACACAAAAGTTCAAGCTGAACGGATAAATGGCTGTAGACCAACCACTATCGCCGCCAGCGAATCTATTTTCTGCTGGTGAAGAAGGCGAGCCTGATCTTGAGATCGAGATCGTAAACCCAGAGGCCGTTTCTATTGGAACGGAAGACGGCGGCATGATCATCGACTTTGATCCAGATGTGGTGCCTGAAGGCGCTGTGCCTCACGATGCAAACCTCGCCGAGTACATCGATGAGGGTGATTTAGATGCAATAGCGTCTGAGTTGATTGGATCGTTCAAGGCCGACAAAGATAGCCGTGCTGATTGGGAACGGACCTACATACAGGGTCTTGATCTGCTGGGGCTAAAGCATGAAGACAGGACCACACCGTGGGACGGTGCCTGTGGTGTGTTTCACCCGCTGCTGACTGAGGCGGTTATTCGTTTCCAGTCTCAATCTATCCAAGAATTGTTCCCTGCTTCTGGCCCAGCAAAAACAGCGGTTGTGGGTGTTATTACCGCTGAGAAGGAAGAACAGTCTAATCGTGTTCAGGATTACCTGAATTATCTGCTGACAGAGCGGATGACAGAATATCGCACCGAAACAGAGAGATTATTGTTTTCTTTGCCGTTGGCAGGATCAGCTTTCCGCAAGGTGTACTTCGATCCGAACATGGACAGACCGTGCAGTATGTTTGTTCCGGCAGAGGATTTTGTTGTTAGCTATGGTGCCTCTGACCTAGCGACCTGTGAAAGAGCAACGCAAGTGATGCGGCGTAGCGCCAATGAGGTTCGCAAGCTCCAGGTCTCTGGATTTTACATGGACGTAGATCTTGCAGCGCCGACACCCGATTACGACAAGATCGAAAAGAAATACAACGAGCTGACAGGCGATACAGCAAACTACGACATGGACTACCGGCACACGTTGCTGGAGATGCACGTCGATCTTGACCTGCCTGGGTTCGAGGATACAGAAAAAGGTGAAGAAACCGGCATACAGCTACCGTATGTGGTGACGATTGAACAGTCCTCTGGGACGATTTTGGCGATCAGGCGTAACTGGTACGAGGATGATAAGCGCAAAATGCGCCGACAACACTTCGTTCACTACCAATATATGCCTGGTTTAGGGTTTTATGGCTTTGGTTTGCTCCACATGATTGGTGGATTAGCCAAATCTGCAACCTCTTTACTGCGTCAACTGGTCGATGCTGGCACATTAGCCAACCTACCGGGTGGATTGAAGGCGCGAGGGCTGCGAATCAAGGGTGATGACACCCCGATTATGCCGGGTGAGTTCCGAGACGTGGATGTTCCGGGCGGTTCAATTGGTGAAAACATCAGTTTCTTGCCTTACAAAGAGCCAAGCAGCGTTTTGTACCAGCTTATGGGCGATATTGTGGAGGAAGGCCGACGTTTTGCCTCCGCAGCAGACGTAAAAGCTGCGGATATGAACGCAGAAGCCCCTGTTGGCACCACGTTAGCCATCTTAGAACGCTCTATGAAGGTGATGAGCGCGGTTCAGGCGCGGTTACACGCCTCTATGCGGGTTGAATTGCGGCTTTTATCAAATGTTGTGCATGATTTTGGGCCTGAAACGTACCCATACGACGAAGATAAGGAGCCATTGGTGGCTCAAGACTTCGATGACCGGGTTGATATCATCCCTGTTAGCGATCCTAACTCTGGAACGATGGCTCAACGCATTATGCAGTACCAATCGGCGCTACAATTGGCGCAACAAGCGCCCCAGATGTACGATATGCCGCTTCTGCACCGCCAAATGCTCGAAATATTGAATATTCGGGACGCAGACAAGATTGTTCCGACTGAAGATGACCAGCATCCGACTGATCCGGTCACAGAAAACATGAATGTCATCAATGGTAAGCCTATAAAGGCGTTTATCTACCAAGATCACGAAGCACACATACAGACTCACCAGTCAGCGATGCAAGATCCGAAGATTATGGGATTGGTGTCCCAAAGTCCCAATGCCGACGCTATTGGTGCTGCAATGGCCGCCCATATTCAAGAACACTTGGCGTTCCAGTACAGGATGGAGATCGAAAAGGAGCTTGGTTTCGAGTTACCAGGGCCAGAAGAGCCGTTACCGGAAGATATCGAGTTCAGAATATCAAGGCTTGCAGCAATGGCCGCTGCTCAGTTGTCTGGAAAGAACCAGCAAGAGCAACAACAAGCGGATCAGCAAGAACAAATGAACGATCCTATACTTCAAATGCAACAGAAAGAGTTGCAGATAAAGGAAATGGAAGCGCAACGTCGTATGCAGTCAGAAATGGGAAGATTGCAGCTTGATACGCAGAAAGCCGCAGCCAAGGTTGAGCTGGATCAGCAAAGATTACGTCAGCAACTTGATATCGAAGAAGGTAAACTGGCTGCTAGGATAGCAGAGCACCAGTCTGCTGATCAGATTGAAGGCTTGAAGGCCGGTATGCAGATAGCGAAAGATGCTTTAGATGGCTAGTAATGAAGACAACGTATTTGATTACTTGAAGAAAGAGCTGCGCGACAAGATGAACGAGTATGCGGACCACATTAGTGGTGGTGGTTGCAAAGATTACAGTAATTACACAAAACTATGCGGTATTATCGAGGGATTAGCTATCGCAGAGAGAGAAATTTTAGACTTGAAGGCTAGATTCGAGTCTGAATAAACGCTACGAAAAGTAGTGCAAGCGACTCTGGACGCTTTTTTCCAGTGCAAGGAAGTTAACTAATGTCAGAAGCATTAGCAAAAGGCGAAGTTGGAGCAGTTGATGTTTCAATAAACGCAGACAACGAGGATGAAAATACTCGCAAGGCTAAACAGTTGCCTCAGCCGAAAGGTTACAAACTGTTAATCGCTCTATTTGAGCCAGATGAAATGACGGAGGGAGGCATTCTCAAGTCTGCCAAAACTCTGAATGACGAAGAGGTGGGGTCTATTGTTGGCCTAGTTCTAAAACTAGGAGACGACGCTTATAAAGACCCTAACCGCTTCCCAACTGGCCCCTTCTGCCGTAAAGGTGATTTTATCTTAATGAGATCTTACTCCGGCACCCGATTTAAGGTGCATGGGAAAGAGTTTCGTTTGATTAACGACGATTCTGTTGAAGCTGTCGTAGAAGATCCAAGAGGTATATTGAAGGTATGAGCGAAGCAGAATACGACTCTGAGCAAGAGCAGACACACACTGCTGAAGAAAAATTCTTTGGTGTAAAAACTCAGATTGGCAAAAAGTCCAACGATGTTTTGGATGAAGACAGCCAGTTAGATCTAGAGGTCATAGATGACCGCGATGAGTTAGATCGTAGACCGCCCAAGGCAGAATCATCTGATGATGATGACATCGATGATGATGAGCTAAGTGGTTACAGCGAGAAGGTTCAGAAAAGAATCAACAAGCTGCGGTATGAACAGCACGAGGAGCGCAGAAAGCGGGAAGCCGCTGAAAAGATGCGTGAAGAAGCTGTGCGTGTAGCAGAGCAACTCAACCAAAGAAACAAAGAAAACGAAGCTTTAATTAATCGTGGTGAGGCTGCTTTAGTCTCCCAAATTAAACAAAGAGCTGAGTTGGCTTTGCAAGAGGCTAGGAATAGCTATAAGCAAGCTTACGAAGAGGGCGACACGGATCGTGTTGTATCTTCGCAAGAAAACTTAATGAGGGCGCAGGCAGAAATGTCTGAGGCCGAAAGGTACGAAAACAACTTGGCTCAAAGCCAAGCGCAAAGAGAGCAGCAAGAACAGCAGTTTTATCAACAAAGAATTGCAAATGAAGCAGCTCAAAGTGTGGCACAACAGCAACAACCAAGGCAGGTAGACCCGGAAGCCCAAGATTGGGCCAACAAAAACCCTTGGTTTATGCAAGATGGTTACGAGGAGATGACAAGTCTCGCTTACGGGACTCATGCCTCGTTAATCAAGAAAGGTATACAGCCTAACAGCAACGAATACTTTCGACAGATTGACAAGCGTTTAAGAAACGCTTTCCCAGAATATGATTGGCAGGATGAAGGCGATCCAGATGGACGTGGCGCAACCGTGACTGACAATCAACCCTCGACGGTGGTAGCACCCTCCGCAAGGAGCAACGGTACTAAACCGCGCAAAGTACGGCTAACGTCCACCCAACTCTCCCTCGCTAAGAGATTGGGTTTAACCCCAGAACAGTATGCGAGGCAACTCGCTAAGGAGTCCTTGCAATGACTGATGAGCGCACACCAAGAACCATTACTACTCGAACAGAAGATCAGCGACCAACTGATAGCTGGAAGCCTGCTGCAATCCTTCCTGATCCAGCACCGCAAGCCGGTTATGTATTCAGATGGGTGAAGACATCTCTTTTGGGTCAGTCCGATAATACTCATGTTTCTAAAATGTTCAGGGAAGGTTGGCAGCCTGTAAAGGCAGAAGATCATCCAGAACTCATGTTGCAGTCTGATATAAACTCG